GATGTTCGCATTTCTGTCAGCATCAACTCGATCTAACCTAACCCTCCCCTTCGGTCTCATCTTCGAGGTCGTCGGGGAGATCCTCGTCTTCCCAATCACCCTCGACCTCGACCTCATCCTCAATCACATCCCACTCTGCATCCTCAAAGTCCTCCTCGAGATCCTCAACGTCCTCCTCAGCTACATTATCCTCTGCCTTGGGCGCAAGGTCATTCTTCTCAAGCAACGCCATGAGACGCGCCTCAACCTCAGACCGATCCATCTGATCGATCCTTCCTGTCTTGATCTCCTTCTTATCGATCATGAGCCCTGCAAGCTTCGCCCTTCCCAGCTCTGCTTGCACCGCTGCACCATAAGTCCCGTCCTCCATAGCGGCATCCCGAATCTTCTGAAGATCACGCGCAACCTTTTCAAAAGTAATCTCATACTTTTTCTGCTCGAGTTCCTTCAACTCCTGGATCTTCGTTTGAATGTGCGTGTACCTTGGATCGTTCAACATCTTAGTCGCTGCGACTGACGGGAACGCATAGCCTGCACGATGGGCGCACTCTGTATTCGTCAGATCATGATACACAAACAACTGGATAAACTTTTCTTGCTTCGGCGTAAACTTCATCTGTCTACGCTTTGGCTTGTACTGATCTGGGTTCCTCAGAATGTCCTGATTTGGATCCAACTTTTCAATCAACTCACTCACAAAATTTACTCCTTAAAAAAAAACCCTTCGCATTTTTTTTATTTTCAAAGCCGACTCTAACATACAAGAGAGAGTGTTCCGATAGGGAGATATTTTAATATATCTCTCCCTCTCTTTAGAGAGTGTACCTACTGTACCTATGTACCACCCTTATAAATCAATGACTTACGAAGTAGGTATACCCAGTACAGCGTAGGTACAGACCATACCGACTATACCGACCCATCTTTTCCAAGGATATCAAGCACTTACAGACTTATCCACAGGGGGTAGGTACAATCGCACTGTACCGACCTAAGTGACCACTAACTTATCGATATTTAGCCTAGAATTTACTTTAACTTTCCTCCCTAAGTTTTTTTTGACACCCACCCACATCGCGATCACGATGCCCACATAAACCAAGGTTGCTGCCTCGATTCCGTAGTGCTGATAGACGTAATAGTTTGCCCCAAATAGCATTAAGTTGTTGTCCATTCCACGCTCCTTCTGATAGGATTGTTTCCGTTGGATGTCCCTTACTTCCAACATACCTTAATTGCTTTGGGTATTGCTACACTGTGGGATCATACCTTTCCCTCAGTGTAGCTCCCCCAGGTTCACGCGATCTCCCTATCAATGTGATCACTGATACGCTCGAGCAGCGCCATCATCTTGTCCACCTTCTCGACTAGGTCATCGTACTTCTCCATGACCTCCTCCACCTCACGATCGTTTAGATCCAAACTAACTTTCAACTTGATTCACCGTTCATTACCATGTACCCCTCTGCAAAAAATCTATCTATAAGCTTTTGATCTACTTGAGGGCTAGAAACGCTTTCTTCAAATACAACCATTACCTCATTATCAATACGCGTCTTCTCGCTCATATACTTAGCCCCGCCTTCGACAACATCAGGCACACAATGCTGCAAAAGTGGATTTACGCCATCCTCAATAAGTTCAATCGGCGTTTTGTACAGTCTCCCCTCGTCATCCCCGCAGAAACGACAAAGAACAGAGTGCTTTAAACTGCGATCACCCCAAGCCTTAACAAAAAAAACTATCTCCTTTACTCTATACCCCATAACCTACCTCCTTATTTTTGCGATTCATCTTCTACTTCCCACGGCTTCGCTGCTGTACTGCTACCCAGATAGTGCCACATTGCCAGCCCAGGTTCCGCGTGTGTATGTACGATATGCCCCAAGTGTTTCTGTACATAGCCGACCGCTTTCTTGCAGGCTTGTACACCATTCGCTTTCTTGTGACGTTTGAGTGCGGTTTTAGCTTCGAACTCCAGCTCCGACCGCTTATAAAATTGATTCTCTTTCATGGCCTTCATGACGATTTCCGCTATCTCTACCTCATCCTCATGGATTTCTTCTTCGCTCTTGGCATTCGGCATGCGGGTGAAGTCGCTCACCTGCCATAAGCCATCATCGAAATCAAAGAACGCAATATGTTCCTGTGGGTCTGCCGCATTACGCGCTTCATAGAACACGTTGATGTTCGGCTTCTCACCCATGAGCTTGATCCCACTATCAAACCATCCCGCGAACACGGACCCACCCCGTGCTGATAAGAATGATTTGTCATCCGCCCGTTCTTTGCCGGTATGATGCGCGACAATACAAGACACATTGTTAAGCTCCATGAGCATATCAACCCGATCCAAAAGCTTTCTGATTTCAGTGTTGCTGTTTTCTTCCCCGTCAAAGAAGTTAATGATCGGATCGATCATCACAATGTCTGGGTTGTGGAACGCCACCTCATCACTGAAAGCTTGGATGTCGCTATCCTTCATTAGGTTTTTACGCAGTCTGCCGCTGATGATCAGGTTACTGAACCCCATCTGACGGAGGTCATCGTTCGTTGAGAACCGCTGGTAGTACATCTCTACCCGTTGCTTCAAGAACTCTGCAATGATCTCAGCCTGGAACCACATCACCTTCAATGGTTTGTTGAACGGGACGCCCATGAAATCTGTGCCGGTCGTTGCTCCCGCAGCGAACGCGCCCAGCCAGTTGGACTTACCGATCTTAGGCTTACCAAGTAACAGCACCCGACTGTTCTCAAAAATAAACCGATCACCCCAGTACTGCTCAATGGTATCGTCCTCTATCTCCTGCCATTCTTGGGCATTGAAAGGTACTAAACCGAGGGGGCCTTTGTCCGGTTTTTCGGGGGTATCAATTGGGTCTTCCTGTTCCTGTATTTGTTTCAGGTCCTCGGTCAATCCCGTCTGCCACGTTGACGTATGCCAATCGTTGATCCCGCTCTGCGCTAGGTCTGGGTTGCGCTTGATGTGACCTTGACAGATAGACATCACTGTCTTCGTTGTCTCGACTAGATCCATCGGAGGTTGGCAGGTTTGATTCCAGTCCTGTGCTTTGATCAGCACCTCACGCAAACCCCAACCTTCTTTGATCCACTTGCCGACCAACCGTGCGAGGGTGTCGTTGCGACTGCCTTCGACCTGCGGTTCTTCTGTTAGCTTCTCTCTGATCGATGGGATCTCGCCGGTATTAGGATCGACAGAGTTGAACCCACTGATCCTTCCTAAGTCATCGACAGTCAGCAATGGCAGTTCATCCATCGCCGTGACGCCATACGACTGTTCGCATTCAAGACGATACCCGACCGATGGCGCGATCATCACATACCCGCCATCGCCACGAATGTCAATCTTGTTTTTTCCTACGCTATTGCGTATGTCGTTCGGCCCAAGCGCGTAGAAGTAATGCGTCCCACCTCGAGGCGTGACTTGCTTCAATGGCGTTCGCGTTATGCCACCAGACTCTATCCATTGCACTGCCTCGTCGCTGTCTGCATCGACCACGGCAAAGTTTATGCCGGTAATGACTGCCCAGTTAGCTTGAGGGTAATCGGCATGCCACTTATCCACCTCTGCCTGACTCGGCTGTATGGTTTGATAGTGTGTCCATTTCACACGCGGGGTCTTCGCCCACTTCGCTTTTAGTGCATCTTCTGGATCGAACGGATGACGGCTGCGAAAGTACTGAGGTATTATTTCTGCCGGAGAACCACACGGAATGATATGGAAGCCAAGCTCCCACATTTCGTGTAACCAGTCGCCCTTGATATCAGGCTCTATGTTTTCTCCACAGAAATTCTGTTGGAAAAAATGCATTAGCCTATCCTTTCAATGCGCCTCGATGTTCCTTCCAATGCAGTGACCACCTGGTAGCCAAGCCCCTTGGCTGATTGTCTGATAGCTCTGACCTGCGATTGCTTTGGATCTTTACTTTCGTCAATGACGAACGAATCTCCGATGTCTAACTTAAGTAGTATGCGTTGCCACCTGCCTGGGCCACGCTTAGGTGGTCCGGCGCTGACGCCTTTCTCGATTGTGATATCCACGTTGGGTCTCCTATGTATTTGCCTCCACAGCATACATGATAATTTCCCACATAAAAAGACTTGATATTATGTGAGGATAATAATACGATGTCCGTGGAGAGTAGAGAAAGGAGATGTAGATGGAATACGAGAGTATCGTAAAAGAGTTGATCGCTGCTAAAAAAATTAAGTCGGAGATCGATAGTAAGATAAAGCGTCTCGAAAGAGAAGTGCTTGACACAAAAATTGCGAGTGATGCTATAGCGCCACTTCGTAATCAGGGAGGAGAGCGCACTGAGAACGGTGTGACTTTTGAGATCAAACGTACCTACGTTTGGGATCAAGATCTATTGGTAGATGCATTAAGTATGTATCCGTCAACTGAAGATTGGCCTTCCTTTGTAACCCCCCCTTCTGAAATCAAAGTCAACTTGAATAAGTTCAAGACGTTTGCCTTGGAAAATCCAAAGCATCCGCTCGTTGAAGGCATTCATGCTGCGCTTTCGACCAAGCTCGGGGACCCTAAAATCAAAGCAATAAAGGAGGTATAGCATGTCGTTACTAGCTCAAGTAACTACGGCTCGGGAATCAGTTCCCAACGAAGCATTACCGCCGGTCAGGATGAATATCCAAGGCACCGATGGTATTGGTAAATCAACGTTTGGTGCAGGTGCGCCTAACGCAATCTTCATACAGGCGGAGGATGGATTGAACTTCATCGATGGTGTTGCTCGATTCCCCTTGGCTAATGAATGGAAAGATATCCTCGACCAGTTGATGTCACTGGCTAACGAGGACCATCAGTTCCAGACCTTGGTTCTGGATACCACGGATGCCGCTGCATTGAAGGCTGAGGCTCATGCATGTCAAGCCAATGGTTGGGACAGCATTGATTCTCCAGGATTCGGCAAAGGTTACACCGTGGTCCGAGAACTTTGGGTCAAACTGTTAGACGGTTTGAACTTCCTGCATCGGCAGAAAAGAATGAACATCATTCTGCTCAGCCATGTAGGCATCAAGCCTTTTAACGATGCAAAGAACGAATCCTATGACCGATGGGAGATGAAGTGTCACAAGAATGTGAATGCGCTCATCAAAGATTGGGTGGATTTCAACTTTTTTGCAAACTACAAGGTAGAGGTGGTGAAGGATGGTAGTAAGGCTCGCGCTGTCAGCTATGGCAACCGCGCTTTGTTTACTAAATTTGCCGCCAGCCATGACGCCAAGTCAAGGGTAGTTCTTCCTGATCAGATTGAATTTGATTGGAAGTCTTTTGAAAAACACTACGGTGCCGCTCTGGCACCACAACAATAAGGAATTATTATGGGTATATTAGATCAAGGTATTGACTGGAGTGCAGTTGAAGCAGGTGGCTCCAATATGGATAGCGGCCCTCTCCCTGCGGGTGAATGGACTGTTGAGGCAGTTAGCTTTGAAGAAAGGACTTCAAACGCTGGCAACATTTACCTCGCGTTTGACTTCAAGGTGCTTGGGCCCACACATGCCAACATGCATGTATGGGAAAACTTCACCATTACCGGCGAATCAAAGGTAGGTATGGCTCGATTGAAAAGCTTTATTGGCGCCACTGGCGTTGATACAAATCAGCCTCTCGGTACTGCGCTGGTCAACTCTGCCATGCAGAAGCCGCTCAATGTAATCACTGAGATTGAAGCTGGCAGACCTAACCCCAACGGTGGAATGTACAAGGACAAAGCGAGGATCACTTCATTCAAGCCACCGCAGAACGTAGCGCACCAACAGCAGCAGCAAGCCGCTCCCGCCGCTCAACCTGCACCAACCCAACAAGTGCAGACCAATAACTGGTCCGCATAGGTCGATCGCAAGCACCTGGTGCCGCCCTACCAGACGACCAAAAGTGGGCGCATTTATTTATTAATGAACCCTGAAAAGGGTGAAAAGTATTTGAAAAGGCTTGACCCGACAAAACTTTTCACTAGGAGAGATACATGGATGAAGTAGATCAGATTGAGATTCAATTCAACAACGAAGAAATGTCCGATGCTTACGAGCATTTAAAGGAATGGTTAAAGATCATGAGAGATAGCGGCTACAGTCTTGAGGCTGTGTCAGAAGTCATGAGCACGTTCTCTCTCATACATGCTTATACCTTTGCTGATCCTGAAAGCGTAGATGCATCGATACAGTCAATCAAAGAAAAGGTTGCAATTAATACACTCAATGAAGTTCAAGGAGAAGGAATAGTCCACTGATGGAACTTAGAAACTACCAGAAAAAAGCTTTAGATAAAGCTACCTGTTGGTTAGATAACAAGATTACAAACCCTCTTATAGTCCTGCCGACTGGTGCGGGTAAGACAGTTGTATTCGCGACACTAATCCAGACGCTTTACAAGCAAGATCCCTCGAGGAGATTTCTTATCCTCGCCCATCGCCAAGAGTTAATCTCTCAGGCAGAAGAGAAACTGCTAAACGTTTGGCCGAATGCACCATATGGTGTACTCGCTGCTAGTCTTAAGAAGTTTAATAACACCGCGCCGATTATTATCGCGAGTAGAGATACGCTCGCCTCGCAAACCAGGTTAGATAAGTCCTTGCCGGTAGACTACATCATCATCGATGAAGCCCACCATGTAGGCAAAGAAAAGAAAAGCCGGTACAGAAAGATCATCAATCACTTTGAGGAGATAGGTTGTCCAAAGATCCTCGGCGTTACGGCTACGCCCTATCGCATGAACCAAGGGTTTATCTACGGTAATGATGGTGATTTCTTCGATGGTGTAGCTCACTCAGTGACCATCCCAGAGCTTATGGAAGAAGGGTACTTGTGCAGGTTAACTGCATTCGCCGTGGCCAAGGAAGCGGTCATCGACGCCAGTAAAGCAAGACTGAAGTTTAAAGGTGGTGACTATCGAGAGTCAGACCTTGAGGTCCTTGCCATGGATGATTTGACAATCCTAAACATCATCGATGATTGGGTTGAGAAAGCATACTCAAAGGGTAGGACCAGCACTGTATTCTTCTGTGTGAGTGTGCTTCATGCAGAGAAGATGTGCATGTTGCTTCGCCGTTCTGGTATCACTTCTGCATTTATCACGGCTGAAACTCCTAAGAATGAAAGAAACGCCATCCTAAAGCAATTTGAACAGGGCAAGATCAACGCCTTGTGTAACGTAGCTGTACTCACAGAAGGGTGGGATGCTCCGAGAACAGACTGCATTGCGATACTTAGGCCCACGAAATCACTTGGTCTGTACGTCCAGATCTGCGGTAGAGGCATGCGCCCATGGCCTGGAAAAGAAGATTGTTTGCTTCTTGACTACGGTGAGAACATGAAGCGCCATGGTTGTATTGATAAGGCTAGGCCGTCAAGACCACCAGACTATGACGGTTCTTTGACTTGGGTTTGCGGGGAATGTTTTGCGGTTAATGACTATGAAGACAAATCTTGTGTCGAGTGCGAGGAACCTAGACCTGTTAGTGCTCCTCATGCACTAGACTATTTTAAACCAGGCAATAATACCGATGGCCAGGTCTCCGCCAGCGACATTGCCGCAGAAGGTTACGTCCTATCTGATGAGATGCCGGAGAAGAACGAGCCCATCTATAGGTCAGAGGATGTGATTGCGATCAGAGCAAAGAAAAAGACATCGAAGAATGGAAACGATTATCTCAGCGTAGAGTTTCAATGCGATGGGGTTTACTGGCCT